TAACTCATATCAGTCTTCGCCCCACTCGGCTAAGACATCATCCAAACCCTTTTTGGGGGTTGGCTCTACAGGTGCAGAGGCTTTCTTGGTCTCGCGCTTTTTGGGCGCAGGTACATCGTCTTCGACCTCTTCGCTCTTTGTAGGAGCAGCTAAGGCTTTCTTGCCTGCCATATCGGCTTGATACGGCGTCATGATAACGAGGCGTTTGGTGTCCTCGCTAGCAGTCAGTTTGCTAGTAACTGCGTATTGCGCTTTGTTGATGTGCCCAACAGGCGTAAACAAGATTGACTGGTTGTCGTTCTCGTCGTTACTAGAAATTTGGGTGATGACCCAATCGATGCTCTTGCCGTTGTTAGCTACGTACTTGGCGTAACCTTCAAACGGAGCAGTGTTTTCGCCGACAGACTCACCAAACAAAGACTTGGATGCCAAGTTGATTTGGTAAACGTCACCTTCGAGCGATGTGCCGAAATCATCAACCAGTACAACCGCCAGCTTACGCGAGTAGCGGCAAGCCTTTGAATTGCCTTGACCAGAACCCTTGATGTTGTTGGAGCACTCGTCGCATCGGCTTGCTTGTGGGTTTTGCGATCCGCTGTCAGGACGTTGTCCGTCGTTCGAGAAGCAATCTGGCGCAGTTGGTTCCGCGTCAGGTGTCCACTGCTTAGCGTAAAAAATACGTCCAACCGCAGGTGATGCGTTAACAATAATCACGTTAAGTGGCCCTTTGGTTTTACCCATCTCTTCGCCGCCGACCATCTTACGGAACGTGCCGTTCTTGTGCACGATACGCTTGACGCCGCCAGTACGAGTACCGACGATAGACTTGGTCAGATCGCTGACCGGTGCATCCTGCAAGAAGTCCGGCAGTTCTTGGTTTAGCACAGTTAACTCACTCATTTTCTTACTCCTTTGATGTGGGTCTTCTAACAACTACGGTGTACTCATGGTCAACGTTCAAGCCAACCGGGAGCAGTTCGGGATTCTCTTCAAGGAATTGCTTCATGTGTGTTTGGTGAAGCCGCCTCTCTAACAGACCGTACGCATCGTGTTCACGAATGAACCGATACATAGAATCCCAATCATTCGTCGTGTACCGTGACTTGATCGACCGAATGACTGTGCCTGCCTTTGTACGGATGGTCTCTGCGTTTGTCTCTTTGCATATTTCAAGCATCTCGGATTGCAACATTTGCATGTGCTCTTCTAACGCCGCATCTTCAGCCTCGAACTTACGCTTCAACTCAGACCGTTTATCTCTGATTCTGATGTACGCCGCCGCCAACTTGTCGATGGTTGGGCGCTCACTGACTTCAATATCTTCTGACACTTCTAACCTCCAAAAGAACTAGGGATGGGAATCATATCACAACTTTATACATTGTCAACACCTTCAGCTAAAATTTCTTGTCGGTATAAGCGAATTATTTCAGCGTGGTTTTGCATGTTACTACGAAGCATCTGGTACAGTCGCCGCTCGATCATACTGCCCATGATGTGCACCACAGTCATGTTGTTCTTCTGACCGGGTCTGTCGATACGTGCATTGGCTTGCAAGTACGTCTCAACGCTAGTGACTGGAGCGTACCAAATAATTGTGTTTGCCGCAGTAAGAGTTAACCCGTGCGCCGCCGCTTGGGGCTGGATAATCAATACTCTAGGGTTTTCCCTAGTTTGAAACCGTTGAATGATGTCCGCACGTTTGCTGACCGGTACTGAGCCGTCAATGACTTCACTCTCAATTTTGTTTTTGTCTAGGTACGTTTTAAGTATCTCGATGGTGTGCGAGAACGGTACGAACACCAGCACTTTGTGGCTGGCCTCTTCAATCACTTCTTGTACAGCGGCAAGGCGGTTCTTTACGTCGAACTCAATAACTTCCTTAGTACTGGAATACACAGCGCCGCCAGCGATCTGAAGCAGTTTGTTAACCTGTACGGCTGCGTTAATAGCCGTTATTTCTTCACCGTCGGCTTCGATTAACATTTCCTTGCGGAGCTTCTCGTAGTACTTCAGTTGTTGTGCGCTCATAGGCGCTTCTCGATCAAGATGCGTAACCGGAGGTAGGTCAAGGCAGTCGGCTTTTTCAAACCGAATGGCTGGTTGCAGAACTTTATGCACCACGGCCTTTGCCTCTGTACGGGGAATCCAACGATGCTCGCGGACCATAATCATTACTTGGTCTCTAAACAAGCTAAAGAACTTAGGCACGTTGTCAGGGTTGACTAACTTTGCCAAGCCATAGGCGTCAGTTGGTGACTGAGCCGCTGGTGTACCTGTTAGCATCCACAAACCTTTGACGTGCTTGCCTATGTCCCGCATAGTTTTCCAGCGGTCGGTCTGGGCGTTTTTGTACGCTGATGCTTCGTCGATGACAATCAAGTCAAAACCACCGTTGATGATCTCGTTCTTGACAATCTGCACGCCGTCAAAGTTGATGATGACGTACTCGGCACCGGCTTCAATAATCTCTTTGCGTTTACGGGCGGAGCCGTAAGCTATCGATACACGTCGGTGTAGTGCGAACTTGAAAAGGTCTGCTTGCCATGCTGACTGCATGATGGACAACGGGCACACGATAAGAACTCGACTTATCGCACCGCGCTTCATGAGGTAGTCGGTCGCCCAGATAACTGACGCTGTCTTACCTGTACCTTGTTCGTTGAAACAAAACGCTTTGCGTCTAGGCACCAAGAATTTGCAGGTCTCTATTTGGTGCTGGAATGGGGTAAACCCATGCGGCCTCGGCCAATCATATTCTTCTAACGTCATCTGATCTCCAAAAATTTATGCCGGTCTTTCCCGGCTGTCCGCCAAACCATCCCCTCGAAAGGACAAGGGGCGTTTAACTGATGCGGTTATTGGGCTATGTCATCAACCCGCGCACTCTAGGCTATCACTCGCACCTTACTTCGCCAAAATCACACGTTCTTCTTGACCGAACCATCCTTATTACGGGGGAATGATCGATTGTTTTTGCTACTAACCACGCGCAAGTTTTTCTTCCCGTTTGTGCCGCCTTTTGATAGCGGCTTCTTGTGGTCGATGTCTTTACCTTCGCGCTTATCAGCTTTGCCGTTACCGTTCTCGTCGGCACCGGTCTTATCCATAGCGTATCTTGCACGGGCACGGGCGTTACGGTTCTCGTACTCGTCTCTAGCCTTTTGCTGTTGATACTCTTTCTTATAGGGGCGGGGTTTATTTACGTAGGGCATTTTTAGCTCCTGTTGTACTCACATTGCTTGACCGCACAGAACCTACAAAGTGGCCCGGAGACGGCGTTCCAGACGTTATTTTCCATCGCAATGTCTAGCCGCGCAAGCGCCTGTTTTGGCTTTTTCAAGTACTCTTCAACGCAGTCGGCCTCGTGCTCGGCTTTGAGAAACTCGTTACTGACCACAAACAGCAAGCCAGACTTGATACGTTGCACTTCAGGGAAGTACTTGAATATCGCCGTAGCTACAAGGTCTAACTGTGACGTATCTGCGTAACGGGCATTTTTGCCTGTCTTGTAGTCCACAGAATACGCCAATCCTTTTTCTTTGTTGATGATGACCAAGTCGGCGATGCCTCTCCACCAAACATTCTTGGCAAAGAAGTCACACGGTTCCAAGTCTTCAGTCAGCCCCATCTTCATCTCACAGTGTTTCTCACCGGGGATAGCCTTCAGTTGCTCAAGTGGGGGACGCAGAAAAGCAAACTTTTCAGGGATCGGTTCGTCGTCACGAATGAACTTCTCCGCCGCTTCGTGCACCATCGTGCCGTAAAGCATAGCTTCGGTCTCAGGCTCTTTAACATCCTTGGCTACCCGCGTGTGGTAGTACTTACGGGGGCACTGCTCAAATGTTTTGAGACTACTGAAAGACCAAGCTACAGTCATTTACGCACCTTTGATTCCATCTCGTTGATAGCATTGAGTGTCAGTTTTGTTTCGACCATTGCCAGTAGTGCCGCTTCTCTAGCACGAGCAAAGTCTCTATGCAACATAGCGTCATGCAGTTCTTTCAAAGCCTTCTCTGCCATCATGCAGGGGTATGCGTAATCAATCATTAGTTCTCCGTCAACAATCGCCATAACTTTTGCCATAGCCAGCTTCACAGTTTAGGGGTAAATCGGACGCCCATTCAGGACGTAGCTTCATACACATCTCGACGTATTCCAAGGCTCGGTCGGCCTCATCTTTGGGCGCCACGCAAGCGATAGCATCGTGCACCGTCATAACCACTTTGTATTTCTTGGCTACGAATAGCATCTGGTAGCCGATCACAATCCGCGCAAGTGCTTGGCAGACATTCTCAGTTACCTTACCGCCGTAGATGCGAGTATCAATAATAGCGCGTCCACGCTTTGTGTTGTAGACCATTTCGGTCTTACCATCGGTTTGTTTGTACCGCAAATTGGGGTATTTGATGTGTAGCCCGTTGGGTAGTTTTATGCCGTCTTTACCATCTGCCAAAAGCACTCCGTTGCGCCCAAAGGCGAACAATTGATTGTTCATAATAGCTTCGAGGGCTATCCCTGCAGTCCGCCAAAACTCGGGTATTTTGGGGTACGTTTCCCGGTAGGTGCGAATGATGTGGCGGGATTCGTCTTCGCTAATCGTAACACCAAATGTTTTTAGCTGGTCGCGGAACCGCACCGGCCCCATACCGTAGCCAGCGCCAAGAATCGTAGTCTTACCCACGAACCGCTCGTCTTTCGTCACGTCACCGACAGACTTACCATATATGGCAGAGGCCATAATCTTGTAGACATCCTGACCAGCATCAAACGCCGCGACAAGATCATCCTGTTCAGCCAGCCACGCCACTGTCCTAGCTTCGATTTGGCTTGAGTCGGAGTCAAGAATAACGTACCCCTCTGGTGGGATGATTGCGTGTTTCAGGGTTGAGATGCGCGGCAGGTTTTGCAAATTGAGTTTGTCGTCGCCGCCCCACCTGCCTGTGTGTGCCGCATAGTATCTCAACGGTACGGGCAACGGACCCCGCTGTGAGATACCGAGAAACCGCTCCGTGCGCGTCTCTTCAATCGTGGACTTTGCGCCTAGCCGTGCGGATACTAGAGCCGCCACTTGTGGTATTGGGAAGTCCAACAACGCTTTGAACGCTTCGTCAGTCTTAGAGAAGGCGTAAGTCTCTTTACCCGTAACAGGGCTTATTTTCATCGGGGGTTCAACACCAAACTGCCTAAGAACGTCCGCAAACTTTGGGTTACTCATAAGGGTATCTTTGTCGTACATACCCAATGTCTGTTGTTTTACAGCCTTTACTTGACCCAAATGATGTTTGAGCTTGGCGGCGTCTAACTGCAACACCGGCTCCGAAAACATTTTGATCGTCAGGTCAATCAGCTTTAACTCTACGCTAGGGAACTGGTGCGACATCGCGGAAAATAATTTGTACGTAAGCGCAACGTCATTGCGGCAGTACTCACCGTACCGCGCCAAATGTTCAGGGCTGAAATCCTCTCGGCGAAACCCAAGTGCGTTCTCCACTTCGGTGCCTTTAACGCCCAACTGGTAATGCTCGGCTAACACCTTGAGGCTACCACCTACCTCAGTACCGTGCAGGGCTCGACCCATGCTCAGCGTGTCCAACCAACCTTTGGGCTTTATGCCGTAGTGCCAAGTGAGAATGGCGGCATCAAACATGGCGTTGTGCGCTAGCGCAAGGTTCTTCTCAAATTCAAACTTCTGTAAGAACTGCAAGGTTTCTTCGTCGCTGCCACTGAACCATTCAGGCTCGGCATCGTTTACTTGCACCGCTACGCCAACGACTTGAAATTCGTCACCACGAACATACTCTTCCGTGGTCATCTTACTCAGGCTATACGTGCGCGAATAAAAAGTTTCAAAGTCAATCGTTACTATTTGCATTTTTCATCATTCCTAACAAAGTCTCTAACGACTCTAACCCCGTTTCGTTTATGACTGCCGTTACACCGCCAGCCGCTTCAATATCTCTCATGTTCTTCAGTTGCAATGCAGTCGGCTTGCCTTTACCGGCCTTGGCTTCAATACCCAAGAACCGCCCGTTTATGCAACACAAAAAATCTGGAACCCCGCTATTGCCGTACATTGTACCGATTGGCATGGCGTAATACACGCCGTGCTTTTGCAGAAGCGCTTTGATTCTCGCCTTGACTTTAGCTTCTGGGGTTGCCGCCATTCGGACACTTTAACACAACTTTATACTTTGTCAACACATAGGCGAAAAAAAGCCACCCGAAGGTGGCTAGTACTTACCCTAACATGTTAGGGGTTACGCTCTCATTGCTTTGGCTAGTTCAGTTGAGTACCATGCCATCTTGCCT